CGGGGTGACATACCCAGCAGGAATGACGCTTAGTTTCTGCGTGACGCGTGCATCGTTGGCTAAGCCTGTCGTGCCCAGGTTGTTGAAGGTCAACGTGCATGTCTGGCTTGGAAACGTGATAATACTTGAGTTCACCCCGCCTGTCGTCCAGTATGAAGTGCCAAATAGGAAGATCGGGTCCAGCGAAAGGTTGAGTGTCGGTACTACAGGCGTCGTCCCGAGAGGTGGAAAGCTCTCGTCGTAGATCATCACGGACTGCCCGAAACTAAGGTTAATGAGAGATCCTGGGTCTTTCACCGTAAAAGCAGCAGTAGTGAGCGGATCGCTGAGGGACGCGTTGATCTCGTAGTTGGCAGGGGGGATATTCAGTGTTCGGTTGACTCCGTTTAAGATCGTCCACATCAGATCTTCCCCCCACTGGTGATCGCCACGTGCTTCCCACCCATGCGGTAGCCCTTGTCCTGTACCGCCTGCACCTTCCTGGCAGTATCCTTGGCATCATGGGAGGTGATCATGATCGTGGTGTAGTGGTAGTGCGTGGTGCCACTGCCATTCGTTTTCAGGTTGACCGAATCTATCGGTATGCCAAGAGACGGGTCAAAGAAGCTGGTGCTGGTTGGCTTCAGGACCTTGCTCTTTGTGTGCTGCCCCAGATACCACAGGATGTAGTCGATGAGGCCTTTATGCGTGTGCTTCAGGAGTGCTGCCAGTTTCTTATGGTTATCCCCCACGAGCTGGTCCAGGTACTTGATGCGCTGCACATTGGTCATCTGATCGAAGAGTATCTTGTTGAAGTGCAGGCCCATCTTGCGGGCGTTGGCAATAATGTCTCTCTCATCGGCTGCGGTAAACATCTGCGATTTGGGCTGCTTTTTGCCATGCGAACCCGTGCCACTACCAGTACCGCCTGTTCCACCAGTACCCGAGCCGGTATAGCCGCCAGTACCCAAACTGGGGGAGCCGCTTTTGCCGTGCTGCTGTTGGCCCTTCTTGGTGCTTTCGGAGCCGGTGCCTGATATCGTATCAGGGAACCAGTTGACCGCCCCAAAGCTGATAGTGGGGACCGCCGCTTGTGGCAGGTGCAGCAAGCCCGCAATCGCGTTGTAAGCCTTAAACCAGGGGTCAACCATCGCCGTGAATATCTGGCCTGCTGCCATGAGCAGCATATTAATCAGGGCTTGCAACCCACCACCGACCGCTTGCTTTATCCCGTCCCATATCCCACTCAGCATGTCCTTGATATCAGTCCAAGCTTGCTTCCAGTTGCCACCCAGGATATCCAGGCCAATCTTTATGTAGCCTGAAATGACCGACCAGGCGACCTTCACGACGCCCTGGATGGCGTTCCATACCCCCACCAGTACCGCGTGGATTTGCTGCCAGTGCTGCTTCCAGAACACCGCAAATTGCTTAATGATTGGTTGCATGCGGCTTCCGATTTCCAGGGCGAGTTTCGCCACCGCCTTGTATATGGCGAGCACAATTGGGACTACAAACTTGAGGTATTGCCCAAACAGACGAATAGCGATCACGATACCATGCAGCACATTCTGGAGCAGGTGATTTTTCGTGGCCCAGGCTGCGAACTGCTTGACGGTCGGTCCTATCTCGTGGTAGAGATCTCGCGCAACGTTGCCCAGTTCTTTGAAGATAGGGACTATACCCTTGCCCAGTTGCTTCGCGAAATCCTGAAATTTGCTGCTTGAGACGATATTCCCGATGCCCACCAGCGCACCTTTTGCAGCATCGAATGCAGGGCCGGTGAAGGCACGCCAGGCCATCTGGATATTGTCTTTGATGGTGGTCATCAGGCCGTTGAAGGTTTGGGAGTGCTTCACCATCCCGCCGCCGAAGGTTGCTTCCATTCCGCGTCGTAGTGCCTCTATAGCCTTATCAGCAGGTATCAGGCCCTTTTTTACCATCGCTTGCAGTTGCGGCACGGTGAGATGCAACTGCTGAGCCATTATATTCCAGGCATCGATGCCACGTCTGGCAAGCTGCGTCATGGAGACAGCCGTCAGATGGCCAGTCGTCCTGATTTTGCCAAATACATCGATGACGCCTTGCAATTGCGCAGGGGTAGATTTACCAAGCGCGGATAAGGTATCTCCAACAGCAGTGATAATGGGAATGACTTGTTGTGCGCTAAAGCGGAAGGCAAGCATCTTCTGAGCGGCCTGGTCAATATCTTGAAATTGAAACGGCGTCTTGGCGGCAAAGGCCCACAGCTTATTCAGCATATCCGCCGCCTGGTTGCCTACCGGCAGCAGTGTTTTCATGGCGACGGTCATTTGTTCAAATGCCGCATTCGGTTCAATGATAGCTTGCGCGACCTGTACCGCAATTTGCGCAACCTGCTGGAGGCCCATGAGCACCATACTGGCCTTAGAAGCCAGGTCCATGAGCGACATACCTGTGCTTCTGGCAACACTCGACTCTTCCCGCATGGCAGTGGTTGCCTGTAACTCTGCACGGCGGGTGCGTTCAGTGGCGGTTGTGACGTTCCCCTGGGCTATTTTCACACGATCAAGTGCAACTGCGACCTGATCGGCGGCGATCTGCACTTGCTGCTGCGTGGCTTTTGCGTTCGTCATGACCTGGATGTAGCGGTCATACGAGAGCTTAGCCTGGTCGGTTGTGAGTTTTACGCGCTGTTGAGCGACCGCTATTTGGGCAAAGCCCTGCCTGACTGAGGCCATTGCAGCCGCAGCCTGGTTTTGTGCCCGCATTTGAATGGATAAAACGTACTCGCCTGCCATTTATGTAACCCCTGGATTTTCCTGGTCGCGCTTGTTTTGCTCCGCCGTGGCTCTCTGCCGGGCCATCCACACCAGTCGGTGCTTTTCCACGAGTTGGTAGGGTGCCTCCAGGTACTCTGAGAGCCCACCAAAGTGTTCAACCATCACGAATTCGATGATCGCATCAGGCACGCTCTCGTCCCGACTTAGCTCGCCGAGGAAGGCGCGTTCGCAGAGGGCGATGAAGCCAAAGGGTTTGCCACCGCGCCTTGCTTGGAAACCTCGTCGATCACATCCAGGACGGGCGTGACGTAGTTCATGGGGAGTTGGGCAATCGTCTGCTCAGAAAGCGCCGCTACGTTGTGATTATCGTCCGTGAGATTCCACTCTTTGATCATCGCGTACAGCATCTTGACCGAAGAGAGTGACACATTGGGGGTCCCTGTCTCGGCGTCCATGTTGGTGGCTGAAGACGCTTCCATGTCCCCAACCGTGAACTTCCCTTTAATCGTCACGGTCTCGTGCGGTTCCCATCCCCACTTCTGTCCATCTTCCGGGGTCGCTGGGATCTTGATCTCTGCCTTTTTGCTAAAAGCTGCCATGGTAGAAAACTTCCTCTGGTTTGCCCTGGGAAGAGGACCCAGGGACTTTGTGTAGTAGATTTACGAAGTGTAATTGGGGGCCTGGACGCTGTTGTTCCAGATCATTTTGTAGCTAGCTCCGATACCCGGGTCGTACTCGCCGATTCCTGCGATATCGGCTTCTGGGAACTTCATGGAGGGCGTTGAGGTCACTTCAAACTTGTTGAACTTGAACGGGATGATAAAGGTGACTTGCTGCAAGCTGTTGCTGCCCACACTTCTCCCATAGAAGTTGAGTTGGACGTACTGCTTGTTGTCCTGGCGAAATTGTTCAAGCTGAAGTACGTCGGTATATACCAGTTTGGCGTCAAGGGTGATCTCCCACTTGCCTATGCCAAGTGAGGTAAACACCTGCTTGTTAGCAAGGGTGTGTATCCCTTCATGGGGGACGCTCACCTTGATCTTGCCGTTCAGCATGCTCCCAAACGAGGTGGTACCCGGCGTGCCCGAGATGGGATCGATAAACACTTGGCAGGCCCAGGATGCGTCAGGCCGATCAACCTGTTGTGAGAGTGCCACCACCTGGCTGACAGTCAAGGGTGTAGTAGAGCGGTTCCCAATCGGAAGCCGGTCCTGGGCAATGCCCTTGCACTTCAAGACAAACTCTTTTTGGACATCAAAGTCAAACTCGTACTCGCTGAAGTCCGTAAAGGGAACGGTGACAGACTCGGAGCCAGTGAACCATTCCAACGTCTGGGTGAAGGTAGAAATGGCGGGCAGAAAGTTCCGGTTCCAGGCAAACACGCCGGTGATAGCAAGCGTACCAGTAGTCAAGCCAGTTGTGGTAACACCCGAGGCATTGACCAAAGAATAGATGTTGCTAGAGTAGTAGGTCCCGTTTCCGTTTACAGCGCCCAGGGCAGTGATGCCTGCCGTGATTGTCTCCGAGATGTTGTTCCCAAAGACATCCTTGCCTGCTATGCCGATAGTGCCGACCGCTGTTGAACCAGCTACGACTAGGATGAACTTCATACCAGGTGCGGTTGGCTGGGTGGTCAAGGACATCGAAGCTGCTACGGCTGTCGCTGCCAGACAGGTGACAGGCGATCCTGGCGATGTGGTAGGCGTAGACGGATTCGTGACGCTGTTCAGCATGGTGTAGGGAATCCACAGGCCACTGTCTGGATAGATGGCTGTATCTAACTCTACATCGCAGTCTTTGATGGTCTGCACCTTTCGAGAGTGGCGGTCCCCCAGGCCCCGGTGTTCGTCAGGGCTGTACTCGCCATACTTCGGGACGACCTTGAGGGTGCCAGGCAACTGGAACTTAGCGCCATAAATGCCACCGACCTTGATATTTCCACCTGTCAAGCCTGTGGTGGTGATTCCTGAAGCGTTGATCTGGGCATAGACGTTTGTCGTCACATAATCGAAACGGCCTGTTTCTTGTGACTGTGGTTGCACTGGTGCAATCGGAATAGAGCCGGTTGGAGGTACCGTCTCCGAGATGGCATTGCCCGCAATATCTTTGCCCGCAATGGTCACCGTTCCAGTGGCAGTGTTGTTGTAGACGTAGACGTGGCAGCGCATGCCCCCCGAGCCGGTGGGCTGGTTGGTCGCCGAGAACGATGCTGCAACCGCGCTATACGAGAGGATGGATACATCGGAAGCACCACCAGGCGGCGTATCCACTTGCTCGCCAGGCGCGGCAGTTGGCTCAAAGGCATAGCCGATGCTTCCAAGGGCTGCTGAAACCATGTTGTGTTACCTCGTTAGTTGGATTGATTGATGAGTGCTTGCTCTAAAGTGGTTGCCTCTTCCAGGGCGTGAGCAAGCTCCCCGAGAAGGTCTGGGTTGGCGGCAGGTTCAGGGGACGGCGGGGCACCGAATAGGCTGGTAGAAACAACTTCCATTGTAGTCGTATCAACATATACGACCAGGCCACCGGGCCATAGCCCGCTCTTGGCATCAGGGTTGGGCAGCCCCGGGATAGACCCTGCTTCGTGCATGTAGTAGGAAACGATGGTACTCATATGCCTTGTGCTCCTATCGGAACGGTATATTGGGATTCGACTTCGACAATGAACTCGTGTACCAGGTATTCCTGATCGTGATCAGTGACTACAGCGAGCTTTGCGCTTCCTGGCTTGACTCTGCTGTCTGAGACGCCTTGCACGCCACCAAGGTAGGCGTGCTGCTGGAAGAGTGGGACTACCGCGTCTCGACAGGCGCAAAGGGCCGTGATAGCGGCAGTCGGGGTGACCGTCGAGAATTTCACAGCACTGGTGATTTTGAAGCCCTGGATGTCCTTAATCACCCCGCCTGCGGCAAAGTGCTCGCTATCGTCTTCTGAAAAGGCAATCTCACAAACAGGGTCTGCGTTCGTCCAGTCCTTATAAGCTTCCAGCGCCACCGTCTGGTAGACCGTGGTGTTCGCCGTGATAATCGACTCGATGCCTTGCATGACGCCCAGGGTGTTTGGTAAAGCCATCTATGCACCCCCTGGGAAGAATGCCCTGTCAGCCGCCTGTACCAGTCGCGTTGGCACCTGGGCATTGATAACCTTAACTGCACGTTGCAGATAAAAGGCACCCGGATCGTTCCGGTAGGTTCTGCCCAGGCTGTCCGTTCTGCCGCTGAAACCTTCTTCACGCCGTCTGGAGTAGGGTAAGTCACTACCCACTGCACGATAGCCAGACCGTTTAGACCGGCCAAAGCTATCGGCCAATGCGCCGCTGGAGTGTCTCCAGTGCATCTGCCGGGGAATCTCCGTGAGTATTGCGTCGGAGATATCGTCGAGTGCCGATTCTGTCTCGGTCACCAGGCGGGCATCCGCGCCCATCAAGACGGCAATCTTCCTGAGAGAAGCTTCGTCTAAACCAGCCCAGAAATCCATCTAGCTCACCTGTCCTATCACTTTTGTAGCGCGTAGTTCCGCATGACCATCTGGATACGCCCTTGGATTACCTGCCACCCGATAGAGAGCATTAGCATTGGTGAGCGGATCGATATTCACGGTGTCGGTCACCAGGTCCCCACGGGCAAAGGTGGCAGTGGTATAGCGGATATAGATATGAAAGAGATCATATGGGTGCATATGGTCATAGTAAGCCCCCAGCGTTTCTGAAGCATTGTCGATCTGCACTCTTTGGATACCAGTAGCGCCCGTTACAGCCACCCCATTGCGGGTCACATTGATCGTGGTGATAATACTCACTCAAGGACCTCGATAACAGGGTTAATCAGCGCCTTTTTGAGTTTCGCGCTGTTATCACACTGCTTAATGGAGTTGTCTTCGTCCAGGTAAGCTATCTGACCGTCATCAAACTTGATTCCGGGCAATTCGACACGGCGTGTCTTGCCGAAGCCTACAGGCTGTTTGTCATGGATGATTTTAATGAGTTCCGTCATGAGATTAGATCGTCCTTGTGTAGGGCACTAACTTGGCTACAGCCTTCTTGTAGAGAGCACTCTCGCCCGACAAATCACCCCGGAGGAAGACTGTGTACTTCACCTGCCCCATCTGGGTATCGGCTGCCCCGGTGGGGTTGATGCGATCACTGAGTAGGTCGCTGGTAAGCCAGATACAGGCTTGCTTGATATCCCAGGGCAGGCTGGCGTAGGCAAACCCTGCCACGTAGGTGAACTGGACATACCCAGGTGAGTTCTGCCTAAGCGGTGGGAAGATGTTCAGTAGCGAGTTGCCCCCGGACCCACTCACTGCTGAAAGGGTTGGAACGGTGATACGCCGCTGGTTGCTAGGGATAATGGCCTGGGTAGCATCGTAGGGCAAGAGTGTGCTGGTATCCATGCCCAGGGACAAAGCGGATATCGACTGGACAGGGAAGTGACGTGGCCTGATAGCGAGCGCCCCGTCGCTGTTGATCGAAGCTGCCATCGTGCGCAGTTGCAACTCTTCTGGGTAGGTGGTCTGGAGCAGGGGCTGGCGACAGATGTTCTCGACTTCAATGCTGGCGGATTCTATGGCCTGCCCCAGGCTGCCGGTTGCCCCATCGCTGCAAAGCGCCACGCCTGTTGAGTGTGCATAAGCCAGGGCCGTCACTGGGATACTGCTTGCGCCTGCGTTCGTGGTGGTAGTCACTGCCACCATTTCACTACTCACCCCGTCGAATATCCAGATAGGGTCATTGATTGCCAGGTTCACCGTTGTACTGGGGGTGACCGGCAAGGATGTGGCCGCAGCACTCACACCACTTGAAAGGCGTAAGAGATTGCCTAACAGGGAAGTAATCTCTTGCCCTGTCGTCGCTCGCTTATACTCATGCGGTGTGATATACGTGTTAGGCATTCATTATCTCTTCTGGCAACTCGTCGAGAAGAAGCACTTCGCGAATGTAAAAGGTATGCAGGTAGTGAGCCTTCTCGCGGGGTATCTGCTTGATGCCCTTAATGAGAATGAAGAAATCAGGCACGCTAGGGCTGAGTAGGCCACGTACCACCTCAACCGGCAATGTCTCATCGTAGTGGTTGACTTCATCCATGATGAGCCGCACATTCATTCGCTGATACTCGTCGGCTGGGTTCTCTAGGATGTATTGCAGCCGTTCAGGCGTCGTCATCTTCTCAAAGTTTGGCGCAGGCCTGGCGTTGTCTTCCATTGCGTTTCCTCGTCTAGTCCCTTGCTTATGACCCGCCCAGGGCCTTGAGGCGTCGATCAATGTCAGCAAGGTGCTCCTCTACCTTCGCCACCTGAAAATTCTGGACCCTTGCCGATCCAGGCGTAGTGCGCGTCGTATTGTGCGACGTAACATTGCCACCAAACTTGCCCATAAATGCCAGATCTACGATCTGTGTCAAGAGCGCCATTGATTGATCATCAATGGCCTTTAGACCGGCATCAGCGACCGTCTCGATCAAAGCCCGCTTCAATGCAAGTACCGTACAGGCCGTGTTTGGCTGTGCGTCAATTACCGAACCTATAGACATGAATATTTCCTCCAGGGTAGTAGGTGAAGCGTGAACCCCACCTACTAGCTCATCCGTATACGCTTTACAGTCCTAGATTGGCTTTAGACGCCCGCCGCAGGCTGTATTCCTGAAATTACAGACCAGCCCCCTTGGTACTGATTTACCAAAGTTTCGTCCAGGAAGTAGCCGAAACCCCAGGTCTGTGGGCTTTGCTGGCTGGGCGGATAGTCCACTGCGGTGTAGTCCTGGTTGACCATGACTCGGAAAGGTGGATCGGTGATATCAGGGGCAGGGAAGGGGATCGAGTAGCTTCCGGCCATAATTGTGCCCTGGGGCAGGAATGGCAGGGTCACTACATCGACTTCAGTGCCGGTCACCTGGTTGAGGATCTTGCGTACTTTCTGCCCAGCGACCAGGTTCCCGATGCTGCCTGCACTCGTAGGCTCGGCAATGATACGGAAGTTGGAAGCCGTCCCCACCAGGTTGTCGATGGTGACGCCTTCAACCGGGCTGACAAACAGGTGCGAAGGGTTGGAACGCGCCTGCGAATACGCTTTCCTGAACAGGAACTGGATATCCTGAAGGGCAAGCAGTCCACTGGTGGCAGCGGGCTGGATGATCACCGAGGTCATGCCCTGCTCACCTACGCTCGGGTTGCCGCCTGTATTTGGATTGAGGTAACACAGTGAGACCGCCCCATCAAACAGGTTCAAAGGCACGGTCGCGAGGTTTCCAGCGGTCACTGTGGTGCTGTACGCTGTACCAGAGGTGCTGTTCACAAGGATGTTGGCTGTAATACTCATGCTGCCAATGTAGTCAGTTGGCTGCACAGGCTTTGCACCACCCGTGTAGTTACCAGCCACTGTCTTCCACATGGCTGAGTTGGCAGGCTGGGTTGCGCCAGTGCCAATGTAGATGTCGTAGCTGGTAGCCCACGGCACGCCACTAAAGGTCACGTTCATAGACTGGTTGAGTGTTAGCGCGACTTTGGACGCAACAGCGGTAGAGCCGCCAAGCGCCAGAGTCTCGCCAGCCGCGTTGGTTGCGGTAACAAGCACCCAATAGGTAGCTGCTGCGAATGTTCCTACGGGAGCCGCCGCGCCAGCAAGCAACGCAGGTGCGGGTGCCCAACATTTAGCCGCGCCATTAATCAGCCAGTTCTCTTCCTGGAGCTTCAGGGCATAGATCAGATTGGCTTTCATGCGAGCGAGCAGGTCGCCTTCTAACGCACGAGAGCGCCATTGCGCCTGGAATGTTCACTTCTGTTAAGCACTCTTACGAGTGTGCTACATCATTTCTGTGTAGCTCTCTGGTTTCATTTCTACGCTATAGCCAGAGGTCGGATCGTATCTTACCTTTCGGTCCTGCGTGCGATCTCTACGGCGTCCCTTGCGGGTTCCCTCGGTATTGTCCTTGCGTTAGGAGTTCCACCGATACAGCAGGTTTTCGAGAGGGCTTATGAAGACCCTCAAGCGGCAATCATTCTACCGAGTTGTATTCCGCGATGGTCTGATAGGTGCTCTGGTAGTTCTGGAGGTTGTAGACAGGGCCCTGGAGAGTGGTCCCACCATCAGTGGTGCCGCCCAGGTTGGTCTGCCCAAATGGACCGGAGTTGATGCCACCGTAGAAGAACATGCTAAGCACGCTTTTCCAGTGCTCAATATCAGTACCCTTGCCAACCATGCGAGGGGCAAGAGCGGCAAAAGGGGCTTCAACGGGAAAAACGAACTTGGCCGGAGTTTCCAAAACGTAAGGCTGGAAGCCGGTTGCTTGGGTTACAGCGCGGTTAATATCGCCCTTGAGTTGAGCGACTGTCTCCCTGGTAAGCCTGGAGGCAAACTGTGGCACCTGAGAGCGCTGTAGTACAGGCTGAAAGCCCTCTGGGTCCAGACTGCGTTTCTCTTCAGGATCGTAAAGAAGGGTGCCCGGTGCTGGAAGCGGGCGATTGAGGACCGCATTCATTGCAGCGCTCGCCGCCATGATCTGTTCCGGGGTATAGAGGACGTCCTGGACTCTCGCGTCAGGTGGATTCGTAATAGTCGTCACGTAAGTTATCTCCTATTGCCGCCCTGAAGAAGCTGGGCGGCAAAGTTGTCGATTTGCTGATTGCGGTTGAGTTGGCCCGAGCGGGCTAGCTCTATGAGTTCTTGAGCTGGCGTTTGGGCCGGAGGCTGGTTCTGGGGGTCAGGTTGCAATGCTCTCAACACGGCGCTATTGACAACCGGCTGGGCCTGCTGGGGCTGTTCAGCTATGATCCTGGTTAACTCTTTTACCTCATTCAGCAATGAGCGTACTTCAGTCAATCCATTCAGTTGCTGCTCCAGTCCATTCAAGCGCCGGGTGATGTCCGGTGTGACCTGTTGACTCTGAGCTGTTACCTGGGGTACCTGGGCGAATCTTGATGCGATACCGTTTAAGCGAAGAATCAGGGGATTAGCCTGACGGAAAATTTCTTCTTGAATAATATGGGCGATGGTCTCTCGCAACAGCCTGGAATCGCCGTCTCCGCTGCCGTCCCCAGCAGCACCACCGTCGTGATCGGTGTCCAGGCTGGGGATC